CTATGATTTAGCCGTAGACATTGCAGAAAAATTGCTTCAATTTAAGCCGTATTACGATGGATTCAGCCGATCTGGGTTTGTATTTGCATTTATCGGCATTGTGAAAATACAAGATTACGACCACGCCCAAATGATTACAAGGGTTGCTGCCAACCCGCGATCAGTAGTCCATTGTAACAACGTGGGGCAGTATAAAGAAATGCTCGAAGAAATATACAACTACCGAAGCCGAGGCGTAAAATTGTCATTCAAGTACGCTGCATGATATAACCGCACTAGGATTTCATCTTTCTAAGCCGCTCCGGGGTAACTCCCGGCAGCGGCTTTTCCCATTCCCCAAAATGGCCAACAATAGTAACGCGCCTATCCTACCTTTGGGCGCATGGAAACACACATTCCACACCAAGCAGACAAGCGCTTTCGGTTCAGCGCCATGACCTCGCAGGAGGTAACGCTCGACATATTCGGCGAAATAGACGAATGGTGGGGCTATGGCGTTCCGCTGCTTGCTTACGAACTTTCCAAGCTCAATACCTCGCAGGCCTTGACCGTCCGCATCCACAGCCCCGGCGGTTCCGTTACTGAGGGCCTCGGTATCAGAAACCTTTTGCGGGCCTACCCTGGTGATCTAACGACCATCGGCGTTGGCTTTGCTGCTTCCATCGCTTCTATCATCCTCCTTGCCGGTAAGAAAGTCAAAATGGCAGACAACGCCTATTTGATGATCCACCGCCCCTATGGTGGCGTGTTTGGCAATGCCGACGAGATGAAGCGCACGGCGGACACCCTGGAAAACATGGACGAGAATCTGTTGGACATCTACGTCGATGCGATCCAGGTACGGGGCAAATCAGAAGCAGGTACGCGGGAAAAGGTCTGGGATTGGATGCAGAATGAAACCTGGTTCACAGCGCGTCAAGCCCTTGAATACGGATTCATTGATGAAGTAATCGGCGCGGAGGAAATGCCTGACGAAAACAGCGCTGTCAATTTTCAAGCCCTGGCTAAGTTCCAACACGTGCCCAGGGAATTAATCACTCAAAAAGACGAAGAAGTGAGCAACAACATCATTCAAAAAATCCGGGCATTGCTGACCGATACGGCGGACGCTACTGAGGTCGAAGCCGTCGAGGAAGCACAAGCCCAGGAAGCACCCGCACCCGATCCCATCGAGGCCGCAAAGGAACTCCTGAAAGGGGCCGGGTACGACGTACAAGAAGCCGGAGTCCAAGCCCAGGAAGACCCTTCCGAGGTAGAGGAAATGGCCGAATTGGTCGCGCAACTAGCCGCAGAGGTGAAATCTTTGCGTAACCAGGCCGCTGCTGCCAAAGCCACGCCATCCGGCGGAAGCACCACCGAGGAGAAGAAACCAGCGAAAGCAAAGACGGCGCGGGATTCTGCGTTCTCCGGATTCGCTGAATTTGTAAAAAGCAAAATCCAGACCAGATAATGGCAACCGCAAACAGCAACAGCTTTGATCAGGATTACACCTATGTTGGGCGCAATTCCCTGGCAGAAACAAACCCCTACGCTGAGGAGGCTAACGCCTTGCAGCTTTACGGGGTTGACACCTTGCACGACCGGCACAGCGTTTCCTTTACCTGGCGCGTCACCACCGCCGGGGATCAGGTAGCATTCACGCCTGCCACCGGCGCAAGCACAGCAACGGATTACATCAAATTCTTGGTGAAGGACAAAAGCGGGAACGAAGCCTATTCCACCGGGTTCACGTCTACGGCAGCCACAAACGCCCTGAATGTGAATACCAGCGGGTTGAATCCGAACGACGACTGGACCGTGTTGTTCCAAACGTCGAACACCAGCGGCGCAACGAAGGTGAAATTCTCGTTTGACATCGCCTCGGCGGCCATCTATGGCAACTCGTCCGGGACGGTAGCCTACACCCTTTCTTAACATTGAAAAATCTATTGATATGTCAATGACTGAAATGGGCCAATTCCAGGTGAATTTTACCGGAGATGAGGCCAATGAACTTTTCCTGGAACCCGTCTTTTTCGACGACGACATTACCGGCCAGTTCCGGGTAATGCCAAACGTGGTCACGAAAAAGAAAATGGCGTTTGTCCAGGCCCTTGAAAACATCGTTCGCAAATACTCCGGGTGCGGGTTCGCTCCTGTTGGCGCGGTGAACATCTATGACCGCTTTATTGAGGTCGAGAAAGCCCGCGTGGACCTGGAAATCTGTTGGGACGAGTTTGAAGATACCGTGTTTGAGGAGCTACTCAACACCGGCGTCCGCTTGCCTGACCTTACCGGCACCCTGTTGCAGCAGATCATCACGCGCCGGATTCAAGAAGCGATCCGCTTGGACGTGCAGCGCCTGGCGTACTTCGGAAACTCCGCTTCAAACGATCCGAATTATGATCTGTTTGATGGCCTTTGGACGGTGCACTACCCGGCCCTGGTTGCCGATCTGTTGATCCCGCGCACCCTTACCGGATCGGGTTCAGACCTGACCGCAGGCGACGGCATTGAGATTCTTCGCGCCGTATACGATCAAGCGCCATTGCAATTGAAGGGCCTTCCAATGAATCAGAAGGTAATCAACGTGACCGGCAGCGTATACACGCAGTACCGGGAGGACGTGGAAGAAGGCGGCGGCGGTGATTACGGTCTGCTCCGAATGATCGACGGCATTGAACAGTTGACGTTCCGGGGGATTCCGGTAATCGCGCAGTGGCGTTGGGATGAGATCCTGGCCAACCTTAGCGTGACCAAGCCGCACTACGTCGAGTACACCACGCCAATGAATAAGGTGCTGGCTACTGATGTGACCAACCCGGCAACGGAGTTGACCACCTGGTATGATATGAAAGACGAAAAGGTGTACACGAAGGGGCGCTTCAAAATGGGCGCTAATTACGTTCACCATTCTCTTATCAGCGTAGGGTACTAACCCAAGGCGCTTAAAACTGAAAACGAATGAGCAGCCTATCCACTGGCCGCACATCTGCCTGCACCTCCGGAACATGCGCCGGAGGTGTTGGCAAGTTGTACCTGGCCAACGCGAACGAAGTATCGAGCGTCACCACGTCCACCGCAGGGGCTTCTGCTATTGCGATGACGTCGACCGCCATGAAATTTTACGAGTTTGAGTTCCGGGATTTCTCCGGGAACTTCACGGAAACCACCACGCAGGACCTGGACACGCTGGCCGTATCGGTTGAACAGACGTTCGCCGGTATTTGGACGTGCCGCACCCAGGCCGACCGCCAACTGATCCAGACGCTTGCCAACCAAGCCTGCGGCCTTGTCGCTGTCCACGTCGAGAACACTGGGCGTTACTGGGTTTGGGGCCATGTTGAAGTTGGCGGGAAGAAACTTCCGGCCCGACTTGCCACAGCGGAAACCGATTCAGGCACCGCATTGACGGACCCGAACCAGAGTACCATCACGATCACCTGTCGGACTAACCAAGTGGCCTACGAACTTATCGACGGCTCTACGGTTATGGCGGCGCTAATCTAACGGCTATGTTCACACGCCAAGCAAAAGGCGTGGTCTATACCGGCGTAGATCCAACCGGGCGAAGCGGAATGATCCGCGTACTAGTCGAGGAAATGACACGGGAGCAGTTGGCGGCATGGTGCTTAATCGATGCCGCCACCGCTTCCCAATACGTCAACCTGGACGCCCTGAAAGATACCGTCGTAGACCTGCCAAGTATCGACAACGAACCAGAAAAACCGCTTCCAAAATTACCAGGGAATGCAGCAACCAAGCCCAAGCAAGGAAAATAACAGGCGGCCAAGACGGACCGGGCGGCGGGACATACTCGCTCAGAGTAGCGTCACAATCGACCCAAAGCCATCCACGCGCCTGATTAGTGAGGATATTTTCAACGAACCTACCCGCGAACGCCTGGATATGGGCGGAAACAGGTGGGTTCGTTTCTTTGACCAGGGGGATAAGTTCTTGAAATCCCTGATTGCTGCCATCAACAACTCCCCAACCCTTCGCCGGATAATCCATGACAAAGTGAACATGGTCACAGGCGACGGGTTTATTCCGATGCAGGGGCGTTCGGATGCCTTGCTGACTGTTTCCAAGGCTGCGCCCGCTACGCTTTCCAGGGCTAAAACAAACGCCTTGGAGGATCACATTTCCCGCGTCAATCTACACGGCCAAAACCTTGCCCAAATCCTGGGAATGGCCGCCTATGATTACGACGCTTTTGGGAATTGCGCGGTGGAGATCGTAAAGGGTGCAGGCGTGGCAATGATATACCACGTGCCCCTCTACATGGTCGGCATTGCCAAGGCCGCCGCAGATCAGATTATCCGAAGCGTTGGCATATATGACAACTGGGAGGAGGTACCGCTGAACAGCACAGCGGAGAGTTTCGCCAGTAAAGGATTTCGGGAAGTCCCTATTTATCCGGCTTTTTCCGAACCAATCGACGGGCTACAAAGGTCTGTAATCCTGCTTAAGCAATACGCGCCGGGGTACTTTTATTGGGGATTGCCGGAATGGATTGGGGCAAAGATGTGGGCGGAACTGGAATACCTTATACAGCGGTTCAATATCAGCAAGTTAGAAAACGCTTTCATCCCTGCGGGGTTGTTGCAGATGTTCGGGCAAATGAGTACGACCGAGGCCAAGGCGATGCTTACCGCTATCGAGGGAAAGTTTACCGGCACCGGGAACAACCACAAAATATTCATGCAGGTCCTACGGGATGAAAAACTGAAAGCGAACTGGGTTCCAATGACCAACGAGCAGGAGGGGGAATTTTTGGAACTTCAAGAACTTGCCGCTGCTGCCATTGTGACCGCAAACCGTTGGAGTAAATCCCTGGCCGGGTTCGCCACCGCCGGGCAGCTTGGAACAAATCAACAGATACGCCAGGAAATGGAGTACCTGCAAAACACAGTCATAAAACAGCGGCAAAACCTGATGCTTTCCAGGATCATCAACCCATTCCTGGAGGTCAGTGCCGAGGCAGGACTAGTAACGCCGGGCATTCAGTTTGCCATCTCTAATTCGCTTCCTGTTTCCTTTATGGGTGAAATTAGCGTAGAAAACGCACTAACCCAGGATGAAAAACGGGAAGTACTCGGTTATGGGCCTATTGAAGTAGAAGAAAAACCAATTCCAGAACCACAAAACAACGCGGCAAATGGCGACGACCCTAATAACGGCGGCTGAGGTAGTACGCGGCGGCATAGCCCGGCCAACACCGGCAGACGTGGCCCTGGACGCCACATTGATCGCGCCGCATATCGCTCCGGCGGAATACCGCTGGGTGCTGCCTACGCTTACGGAAGCATTTTACAACACCTTGACCGCCGAGAAAGGAACATCAACCGCGTTTTCTACTACCTCGTACCAGGCCCTTTGGGATGAACACCTGAAAACGGTTTGTGCCGAGGCCGCCCTGTACGAGGCTGCCCCGTTCATCGTCATTCAAGCCGGATCGAACGGGTTGTACCTACACAATAACGAATACGGCCAAAACGCCGGGATTGAGGGGTTGAAGTTCTATCAAGACACCTTGCGGGGCCGCATCGAGGTCAATACCCGCCGGATGCGAGATTGGCTTTGTACGTGCGCCGCTGCGCTTCCGGGGTTCTCGTCCACCGCTGCCGGGTGCCCGGAGGAAGATTGCGCTCCTGACCTGTCTGGCGATTTATACTCTACTTTTGGAATTGTCATCTAAGAAAAAGAACCATGAAAAGATACATTCTATTTGCCTTGTTTTGTTTTGTTGCCGGGGCTGCTTTCGGGCAGTACCCGGCCAACCCCAACAAGATCCGACTTGGAAACC